ACCGATCGGCCTGTTCGATCGCGGTCTGGGCCGTTTTCAGCTCGTCGGCAAAGGTCTTGACCTTGTCCTTGGCATCATCGGCCCCGCGACCGATGCCAAAAAGCACCGATGCGATCGGGATCCCTACCGCCGCCAGGAGGCCCAATAGTGGGGCAACCGTGCCCAACACGCCACCAAGCGCCCCGAACCCTCCCAGAAGCTGGGGCAACTGCTGGCCCAGCACCCGCGCGGCACCTGTGCCGCTTTCCAGCTGGACGGCCACATCGCCGAGCTGCGCGGCAGTATTTTGCAAAACAAACCGGCCAGCGCCTGACAGCGAGATTACCCGTCCCAATCCGGCACCCGCCGCCTGCCCGGCTGTGCCCGTGGCCACCAACTGGCGTTGCAGCCGTTCGGTTTCCAGCGTCGTGACCTTTGCCGACTGCCCCGTCGCGCGCACCGCCGTCTCTGTCTGCCGCAATGCACCCGCCGCCTCGGTCGAAGCCCGCTTTGCGCCAGAGGCGTCTCCGTCGATGATCAGCGAGGTGTTGAGTGTCACGGCATTTGTCCTTTCATCACACGCTCAGCGGTTCAACTGCGCGTTCAGCACATCGCGGGCGGCAAATTCCATCACCTGCAAGCCCGACCACAGATCCGGGCCAACGCTGATCGCCAGCGCATCGAGGGCGGCGCGCACCCCGGCGTAATCCAGCCCCAGATAGACCACGCCGCTGACCCGCCATTGCGACGCGACCGAAAGCCACGCCCAGATGGTATCCACGTTTTCGGGCCAGACACCCTCGGCGGATGTATCCTGCCTTGTCGCGGCCTGCATCTGATCGACCTGCGCAGGCGTCAGGCCAAGAAGGGCGGCATCGGCCAGCAGGGCATCGCGCTCTGATGGGCCGTCCGCCGCCATCAGGCTGCCACGCACCCACGCCTCTGCCGCCCATCTCAGTTTCCCGCCCTGGCCTTGGCCATCGCCGCACCATATGCCCGCAGCAGCGCCGACCGGACATAAGGCAGATCAAACACCCGGTCGCGCAGGCCTGCATTCCACGGCACGGTGTTACCTTCGCCGTCCACCAGATCGGTGACGCTGACCACCGCCTCATTCAGAAACTCGACCTCTGCCTGCGCGGTATCGGCAGCCAGCAGTTCCACGGTGCGCGAGGTCGCCAGCGCGCGAAACCGCACCTCCATCGTTTCTCGGGTATGGCCGCCATCGACCGGCACATGAATGGCAACGGTGTGGGTGAATTCCGGGTTCTCGACGATCTTGAACATCTGGCCTCTCTGGGTTCGGTTTTAAGGTTTGCTAAGGTCTGCGGCGCGTGTCAGGCCGGCGCGTGTCAGGTCAGCGCCAGCGTCCACTGATCGTTGCCGACCGCTGGCAGTGGCACAAACGACAACGGCCACTCCACCACGTTCTGGTTCTGCTCCAGTCCGCTCGGGCGCTGCACCTGCGCGCGCGGGATGGTGATCGTGGCGCGCCGACCCGCCACGATGCCGTGCACCAGCGTGACGGCAGGCGTGGCCCCGGTGCGAGCCATATCGAACGGGTTGAGCGTGGTCATCGGCACCGCCTCGACGGTGGCCTCAAAGCGGTCCTCGCGCCCGGTGATCAGGATCTCTTCGGTGGCGGCACCGGCCAGGAACCGCGGCTCGACCGCATTGCCGAATGTCAGCTTCGCCTGGCGCAGCGCCATGCCGACCGCGCCCACGGTGAATGTCGGCGTGTTCGCCCTGGTGACCAGATCGGGGGCCATGTAGGCCGACAGGTTCACGGTCGGCAGCACGTTCTCGCCCGGCACCGAAAACAGCCCGGTGAACTCGAAACTGATCAGCGGATTACCCTGTGCCTGCAGCGTGATCGTGGCGGTGCCGCGCGCGCCGGTCAGGATTTGCCGCGTGCCATCGACGTTGAAATACAGCGTGACCGACTCAAATCCCGACGACACGGGATTGTAGGTCACCGATGTGGCCGCCGTGATCACCTCGGCACAGCCGCAGGCGCGCAGCAGCGGCCCCCAGGCGGGCGCAGTCCCGGCAACACCGGATGGTGCCATCTCGACATCGAAGGTTACCTTGGCGCGCAACTCGGCCGCGATCGTCGGTTGCCCGCCAAAGAACGGCCGTTCCAACTCGCGGCTGACGTCCTGTCCGTCCATCGGCGTGATCGAGAGGTTGCGAAACAGCACCGCGTTGGCGGCCCCGGTCGGGACCGCATCGGTGCCATAGCCCACCTCGATCTTCGCGAGCAGGGCTTTCAAAAGCCAGTTCTTCATTTTTTCGTCTCCTTTTTGGGGGTTTCAACAGCCGGTGAAACGGCGGTTGAAGCGTCTTTTGCCGCCGCCGCCGCCGCCCGGATCAGTCGTCCGTCCGCATCGCGGGTGTAGGTGCCGCCGGAACCCGGCAGGGTATGTTTTGCATCCGTCATGTCGTGATCCTCAGTTGGTCATTGATGTCGAAATCGATCTGCCAGGCGATCAGCGCCGCGCGCAGATCGACCAGCCCGCTGCGCCGCACCTGGAAATCGCCGCTCACCCCCGGCGGGCTCCAACCAGCGATGGCTGCAATCACCTGCCCGATCAGGTCCTCGATCTGCGGCACGGCGCGCGCGCCTGTTGCCTCATAGGTGCCGACCCAGAGCAGCACACCAATGGTGCGCGTATGCGCCTGGCGGTAGAACCCGGCGATGGTCTCGGCAGCACCAAAGCTGCCGCCGGTGGGCAGAACATGCGCCGCCGGGGTCTGGTGTGGGCCCGCGCGACCGGCCATTAGCGTGGCCAGTTGCGCCGCACCCGCCACGCGGCCCTCCAGCACCGGCATCCTGTCGCGCAGGCGGTCGATTACCGGCTGGACCAGCGGCGTCATGACAACACCTCCGCCAGCCAGCCATCGACCTGCTTACCGATTTCGACTTCGTCAGCCTGATCGATCCCCAGAAAGGGTCGCGCCGGGATCGTCACTTTTGACACAGTCACAAAACTGCCGTTGGGCAGGCGAAAGTGCAGCGCGCCCGCGTCCTTTGGCACGATGGTGCCGCCGAACTGATGGATTGCCGCATAAATCACGTTGGTGCCCACCTCGGCGCTGCGCGCGTCCGACTGCCCCACGATGCTGTCGAGCAGGCGGGTGCTGTCGATCAACGTCTGACCGCCCTGCTCGACCGCGCGCCGCGATTTTGTCCACGGCACGCCGCCGGGGCCGTGGCCCTCGGCAAATCGATCCCGAACCGACAATTCCACCGCCGCCGCGATGCGCTGCATCAGCGGCGTCAGATCGCCAAGCGCGCGCCCGGCATCGGTCAGCCGCTGGCCGATCCCGATATCGTCGAAACTGAGGCGGATCGCGACGGCCATCAGAACCCTTTCAGCGTGTCGGTGGTGAAGGTGCCCGCAGGGGCTGAGTGCGCAGGCGCGCCGCCGGTGGGCTGACTGGTGCTGCCCGGCGTCTCGTCGCCAAGCGCCACATCGCCCGCGCGCGCCCGGCGCAGAAACTCGATTGCCGCGTCAAAATTGGCCTTGGCACCCTCGATCGCCGGGGCGCGGTCGCCAAGCAGCCGGTACCAGGCGATGGCGGCGGCGTGCAGCGTCAGCACCCGCGGTGGGTTGGCCAGGTCATAGCGGCCCCCGACATAGCTTTCGACCTCGGCGATCGCATCCTCCATCGCCACCACCAAAACGGCGGACTCGACACCGCCCACCGGGCCTTCGCGCGTGGTCACCTCGGCCAGCCTGGCCGCGCCAAATCGATCGATCATGTCGGTTTCCGATATCAGTGGCATCATCATCCTCCTCAGGCGGCCTGCATCGAGCGGGCGATTGTCAGAAAGCTGCGCGCGGTTTGCGTGCCATTTCCCGGCAGGCTCAGGCGCACCTCGATAGCACCGTTGCCGGGCGTGAGTGTCCCGGCCGCGATCTCGACCAGCACCATGCCGGGGGCCATCGTCACCGGCAACGCGACCGCCGCTGATCCGCCGATCTTGGCCACCGCTACCGCCGATCCGCCGGTCAGGTCCATCGCAGCACCTGTGGTGGCGTCCGTCACCGGCACCCGCAGCGTCCAGGCATCCAGACTGGCAAAGTCGATCATGCGATGAACCTCCATTTCAGGGGCAGTTCGGGTGCCTGCCAGGCAAGGGGCAGTTCGGGATCCGCGCGCCAGACCAGCGGCAGATCGACCTCGATCGTCGCGGGCGAGACCTCGCCGCCCAAGGCGGTGGGGGCGGGAGCGCTGGCCGCGCCGAAGGCGGCGGCGATGCGTCTGGCCCCACCCTGAGCCGCCGGGAAGGGGATGACCACCGCGCCGCTGGCCCGCGCGCCGCGCGCCGAGGTGCCGGTGACAGCAGCCCGTTGCGCGGTGGCGCCGCCGTTGGCGCTGGCCGCCCGTCCGGCCGCGCCGGTTGCAATGGCCGCTGGCCCGCTCGCCGCGCCAAGGGCCGCCGCGTGGCGCGTAGCCGCGCCGCTGGCCGTGGCGGCAGGGGCCGTCGCCTCGCCGCCCTGCAAGGCGGCCGTTCCGCCCGTGGCCGTGGCCGCCGGAGCCGCGGCGGCACCGCTGGCCCGCGCGATGCGCGCTCCTGTGCCCTGTGTTACTGCCGGTGCCGGAATGGCCGCACCCGCTGCACTGGCGATGCGCGCCCCGATCCCCTGCGCCGTTGAGGCGGCAGCCAGGCCTGCGCCCGCAGCCGTCGCCGCGCGGCGACCGGCGCCTGACGCCTGCACCGCCGCCGCCGCAGCAGCACCAGATGCAGATGCACGACGCGCGGCCAGTCCAGAGGCCTGCGCGGCCGGGGATGTAGAAGAGCCGGTGGCGGTTGCGCCACCAGACGCAGCAGCCACGACCTCCATGGATATACTGACAGCCGTGTTGCTGCTGTTTGCAGCACCGCCAGACTCTTGGGCGTAGGTCGTTGCACCAGCTAGATCAAAGCTCTGGGTCCATGCACTCCCACCTATTTCTCTTTGTGTGGCCGCAGCATAAGCAATCCCAGCCGTCGCCGTGCGATGGCCCTCAAACCCCACGATCCAGGACGAACCACCGGTGACAGTAGTCGCAGCCAGAGGCGCTGAATTGATCAAATTGAGCGTGTAGTTCAATACGTTGGATGCGCCGATTGGCGCAATCTGATCAGCACCACGATAGACGTGCGTGACGATTGTTTGTGAGTTTACCCAGGTGCCGCCGTCTATTTCGGTGCCGTCTGAAATTTTCCAGGCGGCGGTCGCGCGACTAGATGTAGATTGGAAGCCTTGAGCAATGCGTGTATAGCCACTTGGTTCTGTTGGGACACTCCCACCAGCTTTTGTATATGCAAACTGGATGATCACGTCCCCGGCCAGGATACCAGCCGGGATCGCGGCAACGGTCCCTGCGGATAGCGATGATCCAATGAACGTAACGGCCATATTTATTAACCGCCCAAGGATTCAAATGCAGCGATCAGCGCCGCCAATTCTGGTGACTGTCGCAAAGGGTCAGCGATCACGGCGCTGATAAATGCCGCATGTTCGATGTGACGGGTCTGCGTTTCTGCCCGCAGAACCGTCGTGATCAGATCAGCCGCCGGGATGCTGGCAAGCGCCGCAGACAACCGGCTATTCCAATCGCCCGCCGCCGCCTCAAGGGCGATGGCTCCCGCACCATAGTCCTGCAATGATGCTGGGCCACCGATGGACGCCATGAACGCAGTTGCCGCCTCGGGCGCTTTCTGTGCCTCTGCAAAGGCCATCCCGAACGTCACCTTCGATTGCTCAAGTCCGGACTGCACCGCGTCGAGGTGACGAAACGCCAGATCACCCGTTGAGTCGCGGATAAACCGCAAGGCGGTTGCAGTTCTAAGGACGGCGGAGACATTTGCGTCCATCATTGCGGGAAAGCGTGAAAGGGCCATCTGTTATTCCTTTGCCAACGGGGTCATGTCATGTTTCCTTGTTCTTTTCCCAGGGCGCGACCCACTTCGCGTCAGTCACCGTCAGCCGATAACCGATGCCGTAGGCCGGTTCGATGAACACCGGCCAGCCGAGTTCACGCAGCCGAGGGCGGATCAGCTTCATACGTGACGCCAGCGCCCTTGGTCCCGGGTAAAACCCCCTTGGCGTGGCCTCTGCCCGCGCGGCCAAAAACCCATGTGTCGCGATCCGGCCCTTCATTTGATACAAATCAAACAGCGTCTGCGCCGGGGCAAATGCCAGACCTGTCGCCTCCATCACGCCGGATATCTCGGCGATCACGTCACACGTCAGCACGCCCACATGGGCCAAGAGCGCGTCCACCTTTTCGGCATCGGTCATGCCGTCAAGCCGCCGCCGCAGTTGATCCAGATCGTCAGGCATCAGGCGCGCTCATTGCCATTTTCAGGGAGTCCCAAAGGTAAGCCACCAGTTCCGCGTCGGTCATACCGGCCCCGGCCACGAAATCCGCATGCAGGCGCAGCGTTTGCAGATCATCAGGCGTATATCGCAGCCCCGCAGACATTGGGGTTCCAAGCGCTTCAATCTGCGCGGTTCCCGACACCGGAACGGGCGATCCATCCGACAGGATCACTTCCGAGTAACGGCCGGTTTTTGCATCGACCATAACCTCCAGCGTCGAGCCCTCACCCGATACCCGCGTGATGCGAATGCCATCGCCGATCCTGGCGTTGTTGCTTGCAAACCGAACCTCACTCATTCTCCAACTCCCTTGGGTCCGGAGCCTCGCCATAGCGATAAAGCGCCATTTTGTGCCAACGCACCTCAGCGTAGAAGGATCGCTGCGTGTGGCCCCAGCCGCCAAACGGCCAGAAAAGCGCATTGACGAACCATTCAAACCGTCGCCAGCGCCGCACCTTCCCAGACTCCCCGGCAATCAGGTCAGACAGCCCAGGCGGGTGCGCCTCAAGATAGGTGCGGGCGCTCGTGGTCTGCCGTGTCGATCCGCCGATTGACGCATTGAGCAGCCGCGACGCGGCCGATCCCAGATCCCAGGCAAAAGACCGCAGCGCGTGTCCGGCCTGCTGGAGGAAGTTGCGCTTGCTCATATCTCGATCCCTGATTGATGGTTGGCACCATCCGGTGCGCGCCCATCATCTTGGCGCGTCAGCCCGCCGGTTGCGTGTAGCTGAAGCTGTCAAGCCGCAGCTCCGATCCGGTAAAGTTAAGCTCGGTCAGGATGATGTCGCCGCCGCCACCGGTATCGGTGACCGTGACGCGAAACACCTCGGCCGCCGCAGCCGTGCGAAACACCGCGTGCGTCACCGGGCCGCCGGTAGCTGCGGCGTCAGGTGTCGTGGCATTCATGGTCGCGCTGCCCGCGACGGCAGCACCAAAGGCGGGCGTGCCAAGGCCAACGGTGCCGACCACTGCCTCGGCGGCCGCCCGGAATTGCACCGTGCCGCCATTGAGCAGGCCAACCACCGCATCGGCGGCGGCGTTCTGTGCGATGGATTGTAAAGTAGTGGCCATGTGATCCTATCCTCCTGTCTGAATGTGCCGGGCGGTCGCCGCCCGGCACGGGGGCCCCGAAGGGCCATCAGCGGCGCGGGGGGATGCGCCGCCTACTCTTGCGCGCGCGTCTCGACCGTCAGCGGCTGGTCGGCCGCAATGACGCGCAGACGCGCGGCATCGACCCAGGCCGCGACATCACCAGCCGAGGCCCGCAGACCCCGAAACGCGGCATTTTTCATGAGGGCCGCCGGATCGGCGGCAGCAAGATCGGCGAACGTGCCCGCGCCCGCGGCTACAAGCGCCGCCGCGGTGCTCTTGCCCACGCCCTTGATCAGGGTCAGGTCATCGCCCTCTGCGATGGGTGCGGCCTTGGTTCCGTCCGGTGCGATAGCCCCGATCGTAACCAGGCGTTCGGCGTCGTCTTTGGACAGTGCATCGACAGGGATTTCCTCGCCGATGGCAAACAAACGGCCGGCGCGAACTTGACGCAGGGTTCGGAACGACATCTCCTACCCTCCTCAGGCCACGTTCTGGATCAGATATCCGGTGGCCGGTGCCGACACGATCTCGCGCATCTGCTCGCCCACACGGATGCGGACCGATCCGCGCAGCCCCATTTTCGGCTCGGGCATCCGCCCCGACATGCGGCCCTGGAACGTCGCGGTCCAGCCCCAGGCAGGTTGCCCCGAGTCGGGCCCGGCCTGCGCGTTGCGGTGCAAAAGCGCCACCGAATTGCCCCAGACCCGCGACATCGCCGCTGCCTGCCCCTTTTTGGCGGTGTTGAGATAGCTTTCGCCGACAAGAATTTCCGCAACCTCAAAGAGGTCGGCAACCGCCTGCCGGGTGGCGATGCCTGCGTCGCCGGAATTGCGGTTCACCGCCTTGACGATCTGCGGGTGCATCGACAGCGCGCGCCAGGCTACGCGGCCCATGGCCATGACATTGGGCCGCGCGATGAACGTCGCATCAAGTGCCGTGGTGATCACGCCGATCGGATCGGAATTCACCAGGTCGGTCCACATGCTGGTGCCCGCCAGGGCCACAACCTTGTTGGCATCGTAATTGGCGGGATCCTGCACCATCGCCGCCGCCCGTGCCTCGCGGCCGAGTTGCAGCAGATGCGTCAGCCCCTCTGCCGCGCGGGCCTCGGGGTCGAACCCGGTCTGGCCCTGGGCGCGCAAGGCGCGCGCGGCATCGATATCGCGCTGCGGGATCACATCGTCGATGCCGTAATCCTTGACCGAAGATGTGCGTTCCTCGCCGGTGAACTCGACCTCGGGCACAGCGCCCTTGCGGCCGACCTCGTGCTCGGGAACCGTGAACATCTCTTCGGGCGGAAAATAGGTCCACTTGAACTCGGGGGCCATCACCGCAACGCGCGGCATCACCTGGTCGGCGATAAAGGCCGAGTCGGGGTTCTGAAAATTGACGGCGATCGCGGTCAGCGCCGGATCGGCGACGAAGGGAAGGGGTGTGGGCATGACTGTCTCCTCAGACCTTGTGACGGGCAAGCGCCACGTCGATGATGTCTCCGGCCACACCGGTTGCCAGCGCAAAGCCGATGGCGATGTTGCCTGCCACGGTGGCGGCGATGGCAGCGCCCGCAGCGTTTGCAGTGACCGGCTGCCCGGCGGTGACCGCGCCGCCCAGCACGACCTCGGCCGATCCGTCCATGATCACATCGACCATCTGTCCGGATTTCGCGTCCAGCGTATCGGAAACCCCGATCGCAAGATCGGTCGCGGCAACGGCAATGCCGATGCCCGCGCCCGAAAATTTGACGATGCGCCGCCCGGCCAGATCGGCAACGGCGGCATAGCTCTTGATCAGTTGTCCGGGATTAGCCATTGGCCGGGTTCTCCATCTGGGTTTCCACTTCGCGCACGGCCTCGGCAAAGCTCAGCGTGCGTCCATCGTCGCTTGCGGCCTTGATCAGCCGCTTTGCGGCGGCTGCCACATCGTCGGCACCGGTCAGCCGCAAGGGGCCGCCATCAGGGGCGGCACGTTCGCCGAATTCGATCAGGGGTTTGGCGCGGGTCAGCAGCGCGCGAAACCACGCGCCGGGGCTGGCGGCCTTGCCCTCGGCAAAGGCCACTTCCTCGACGCCGTCGATGGCACCCATGAATGCCACCATGTCCTGGCTGATGCCGGGCGCCAGACGCCCGTCCCTGACCAGCCCCGCCACAAATGCGGTATTCTCAGCGGTCCGCGCCGCCGCCGCGCGTTCGGCAAAGGCTGCCTCGCGGGCAGTAATCGCCGCTTCGCGCGCCTGAAGATCGGCGGCGCGCTGCGCGGCATCTGCCGCTGCCGTGTCGTTGGGGTTCGGATTGGGCATATCTGCCTCCTCTGTCCTGGTTGTGTGTTCGGCCATGTTGACCAGATCTGTCAGATCGCTCACCGCGAGCCCGAGCACGCCTGCAAATCCGCGCAGGCGCGGTTCCGGTGGGGTGGCAATCTCGCCGCGCAGGATCTGTAGAACCGTGCCGCGCTCGATCCCGGCCGCCGTCGCCATTTTGTCGATCAGCGCGGCGCGCGCCGCATCGTCGCCGTCGGCACGCGCGTCAAGCCTGGCATTCAGCGCGCGCGACAGGCCGGTTTCGGCAAAGCCCTGCGCCGGATCGCCCTGCGTGCGTTCGATCACGTTGCGCATGAATTCCTCGGCTGTCCGCAAGGCTTCCATCTCGCTTGCGGGCACGACCCGGTCGGCGACCTCCTGGCCCTGTGACGACAACAGCCAGTCGCGCAGGCCCGAGATCACCCGCCGCAACCCGCCAAACCCCGCAGATGCAAGGCCCGCAATTTCTGCCTCGGAAAATGCCAGCTCCACCGTCACGGCATCCTGGTCGTCGGCGAATTCCGCCGCGCGCAAACCCTTTACGCTCGGGGCCTGCGCCCCAAGGAACCCGACATGCTTGAGATACCACTTGCCCGGGACCGGGTTGCTGACCGCTTCGGGCGGATAGAAGCTGGCCGAGATTTTGCGAAACCGGCCGGCCCGCACCATTTCGGCGAACTGCGGTTCCACCTGGCGCGGATCGGCCACCAGGTCGCCGCCCTCGGCGCGCAGCGCGCCAACCCAGCCGTAGGCCGGATCGTCCGTCGCCGGATGGCCCACGACGATCGGGGCTTCATGCACGGCCGGATCATAGGCGGCCGCGATCGCGGCGACGTCGGCCTCGGCGAACTCGATGGCGCGCCCAGACATCGCGATATGCCGCCCGGCGCGGAAGATGTGAATTGGCTTGGTCATGACCAGACTCTAGCCGGACATCGCCACAATGATCAGATGAAGGATTTCAGCGGGGCGGCAAAGCCAGCGATGCCCGCGTCCGGATCAGGCTACAGCGCCCGCGGCCATTCGTCCAGCCCGCAGGCGAGAGGCGCTGAGAGCGCCGCTGAGAGCCATCTCTCCCGCAGGCCCCGAGGATGCCCGGGAACCCGAGATGGGTATTCAAACGGTATTCAAATTCGCTCTCAGGGCCTGTTGGGGATGCACGGCACGGACTCTGGCCGCCGGGCGCATCTCAGCGCGCCGTTTCGGCCCCGATCGCGGCCTTGAGGGCGGCGATGCGATCATTACGGTCGTATGGAAAGCAG